GCCTGCTGCTCTTACAGGATTACAAATAACTTTTAAAATTATAGATGCTACAGGTGACTTTGTAATTACAAGTGACGATACTGCCTTAACAATAGATGGTAATGCTTTACCATACAATACAGGATTAGTACTTTATGATTCACTAACTGTATTTATGAATAATATTAATAATGAAATGTATATAGTATATTAAAATGGCAGATAATAAAACAGTAATAGAAGTTGAGGTTAAAGGCACGGATGCCGCAACTAACTCACTAAAGAATTTAAAAAAAGAATTAAGAGAAGCACAAGCCGCTGCCCTAAATGGAGATGGTAATGCAGCCAAGCGAGTTGCTGAATTAAAAGATAAATTAGATGACTTAAATGATGCTACAAAAACCCTCAAAGGCTCAGGAGTTGAAAGAGTTGGTAGTTCGTTTGGATTATTAGGTGAGGGATTAAAGAATTTAGATTTAGATGCGGTTAAGACTGGATTTAAAGGATTAGGTTCTGCAATGAATGCCATACCATTAATGATAATCGTTAGTGGTGTAATGATGTTAATGGAGAAGTTTGACATCATGGGCAAAGTAGTGGATTTAGTTACTAATTTATTTTATGCCTTTACTGATGCTATTGGAATAACAAACAAAGCAGATGAGAAATTTGCAAAGGAAGCAGTAACTAACGCTCAGAATGTTCAAAAGGCAAAAGAAGCACAATACGATGCTGAAATAAAAATGGCACAAGCAGCAGGGCAAGATGTAAAAGAATTAGAATTAGAGAAATTAAAATCTATTGAAAATAGCATAAAATCTCAATTAATTGCTTTAGAAGATTTAAAAACTAAAAAGAAAACATTAAATGATGAGGAGCAAAAGCAATATGATGAATTACAATTAAACTTAATGAAATCTTCAGCCGATAGAATGGCTAAAGAATTATCTAATGCTAAAGAACAACAACAACAATTAGCTAATTTAGCAAATTTAGAGGATAAATTAAGAGTTGCAGGTCTATCAAAAAGAGAACAAGAAATAGATGCGATTAAAAAGCAGGAACAACAATTAAGAGATGAATTAGAAAAAAATCATAAAGTAAGATTAGGTAACGAAATGAATGATACCATTCGTTACAATGAAGATGTAAAGAAAATTGAAGAATTATCAAGAAAGCAAATAAATGAAATAAATGCTAAATATTACCAAGAAGATAGAGATAAGAAAGCAGCAATAGAAGAGCAAAAGCAAAAAGAAAAAGCAGAGTTATTACAATTAGATTCTATTATAGAACAACAAGCATTAAAAAACAAAAATGATGCTATTAATTTATTAATGAAAGAAAATCAATCATTAGTAAATGAAGAATTAAAAGCTAATGCAGAAATAATAGGTGGTGAAATTCAAACTATTGAATCTAATATACAATTACAAAAAGCGATTGAAAATAAAATATATAAAGACAAAGAATTAGCATTTGATAGAGCGCAAGCAGCGGAGAAAGCTAAAATAGCTGAGCAAGGTTTAAAATCAATACAAAACTTATCCGATATATTCTTTTTGGCTCAATCTTCAAAAGCTAAAAAAGGTAGTGCAGAATCCGAAGCATTGGCTAAAAAACAATTTAAAGTTAATAAGGCTTTACAATTATCAATGGCAGTTATGGATGGATATAAAGCTATTACTGCTTCATTAGCACAAGCACCTGTTGCAATCGGTCCTATTCCTAATCCGGCAGGTATTGCTTCATTAGCTTTTGCAGTAACTACATCGGCAGCAAATGTAGCCAAGATATTAGCAACTCAATACGAATCAACATCTACAGGCGGAGGTGAAGCACCATCGCCATCAATAGGAAATACTGCAGAAACTCCAACAATAACTCAACCAATGGCACAACAAGCACAAACACCAGGTACTAACTTTGATGCTCAGGGTAATGTTATCGGAGGGGGTGCAATGAAAGCCTATGTAGTAGAAACTGAAATAACAAATAAACAAACAACTGTAAATAGACTACAAAGCCAAGCCGAATTTGGATAATTTAAAACAAATGTAATTTAATATTATGGAATTAATAGATTTATATATTGATGAGAATTTAGAGGATAATAGCGGAGTTAATGGTATTGCTACTGTTGACAGTCCTGCTATTGAACAAGGTTACTTTGCATTCAATAAAAATAAAAAAACATTACGATTAACATTAGGAACTAACAAAGGAAACTTTGCCCCAATATCAGCCGATAGACAAATATTAGCAGGTGCTTTAATGATACCTGACATGGAGATATACAGAAACGATAATGGCAAAGAATATAACTGCAGATTCACTAAAGATACTATTCAAAAGATAGTTAAAAAATTTTCAATATTAGGATATAACAATTCTATTAATGAGATGCATGATTTAAGCAAGCCTATTAATAATTCGGTATTATATCAGCATTTCATTATTGATAGAGCAATGGGTATTAATCCACCTTTAAATCAAAATCATTTACCGGATGGTACTTGGTTTGGTTTTGTTTATGTAGGTGATAAGAAAGTTTGGGAGGATTTTATTAAGACAGGTATTTACACTGGGTTTAGTGTTGAGGGTAATTTTTACGAACAAACAGTAAGTGAATTAAGCGAAGATGAAGCTAAGGCTATTATTGATGCTATATAATTTTTTACACAAAATCTAACTAATTGTAATTTAATAAATAAAGAATAAAATGACATTTAAAGAAGCCGTAAACAAGATTCTAAGCGTAGAACAGAAAATAGAATTGAAAGAATTATTTACTTTCAATACTCCTGTGCCTGTTATCGAGCCTGAGAATACTCCTGTTGCTGAGCCTGTTGCTATGGGTGAAGCTAAATTAATGGATGGTACTGTTGTAAAGTACGATACTCCTGAATTAGTAATTGGTTCAATGATTACTGTAGTTACTCCTGATGGTGAGTTTCCTGCTCCAGTAGGTGAACATACATTAGAAGATGGAACTGTAATAACTGTTGATGAAACAGGTAAAGTAATTGAAATCGAAGCTAAAGAAGAAACTCCTGAGGTTGTAGTTGAGCCTGTTGCTCCTGTAGCAATGGCAGTAACTCCTGAAGAGAAACAAGCTATCATTGATGAAGTTATTGCAATGTTTGAGCCAAGAATTAAGGCTTTAGAAGATGCAATATTAGTATCTCAATCAGCATCAAGTGAATTACAAAATAAGTTTAGTGAGTTTGGTAAGTTATTAGATTTACCGACCAATGAACCTACAAAAGTAGTTGAGAATAAATTTCAAAGTAAACTAAATAAAATAAATCAATATAACAAATAAAATCAAACAATTATGCCAAACGGATATGATGTTTCCGCATTAGGAAATTACACAAAACAAGATGCAAACTCCCTTATTTATAAAATAATCGCAGGAGGTCAAACTGCATCATTAATGACAGTTCAAACAGGAGTTAAATCTGCTGAAACTATTAACATCGTTGCTGCTCGTGCTGTATGGCAAGCAGGTGGTGCTTGTGGTTTTACTGCTTCAGGTGATACTACTTTTAGTCAACGTACAATCACTATCGGTAAAGTTACCGCTCAGTTAAAATGGTGTGAAGCTGATTTAGAAGCTAAGTATTTACAAGGTGCTTTGAAATTAGGTAGTCAATATGACATGCTTACTTTCGAACAACAAATCGTTGGAGATGTTTTACAAAACATTATCAAAGATAAAGAAAGAGCAATTTGGCAAGGTGATACTACTTCAACAAGTGCTTACTTAAACAAGTTTGATGGTCTTATTAAGATTATCGGTGCTGCTTCAGGTGTTAACTCAGCTACTGCAGTAACTTGGTCAGTTTCTACTTCTCGTACTGCAGTTCAAAACGTACTTACTGCAATGACTGATGACATGTTAGCTAATCCAAATATGAAAATATTTATCGGTACTGCTGAAGCACGTGATTATAGATTGAAATTAGGTATTGATAATCTTTATCATTTAACAGGTGCTGACGCTAAGTTATATGCTGAGAATTCAGATATCGAAATCGTTCCTGTAATTGGTTTATCAGGTACTAAGAAACTTTATGCAATGTCAACTGAGAATATGTATTTAGGTTGTGACTTACTTAACGAAGAAGAGAAATTAGATTTATTCTTTGCTAAGGAAGCGGATGAGATTAGAATGAATTGCAAGTTTAAATTAGGTGTTCAAATAGCATTCCCTGATTTAGTTGTAAAGCAAATCAACTCTTAATAAATTCAAATAATAGGGGAGAGTAAAACCTCCCCTTTTTAATAACTAAAAAAAATTATAATCATATGCCATGTGTATTAAATAGCGGTATAA